CTTGATCTAAATTCTTTTCAACGAATGACCACTTATCGTATAGTTTTTCTGCTGTCATAATAATCCAATGCCATTCCTAATAAAAGAAACGGTGTCCATAATAAAATAAATGCTGCCATTCCCACACCTACTATACTAACTAGTATAATAATTGCAATAATGTTTAACCAATCAACTAACTCTGACATCTTTTTGAATTTGGATGTCTCTTACATCTATATGTTCCATGGCTCATAGACTTCTTACTAATTCTATTACCATTCTTGTCTCTTCTTGGCTTCATGCCATCAATCATTGTTTTGCTCATGTTTTCCTTCCCATTTCAAATACGCTTTTAACGTTGCTATATTTCTCTCTAATGTGTTCCTTTGAATAACCTAATAGAGTTTTACCTTTACCATCATTAAAGATAACACACCATTGTTTCATGTATCTATTATTTTCCACTCTCTTTAATAATAGCGTTTAGTTGTCTGTACAACTTGTTATACTTAAATTCCCACTTCTCTGCAACCTTACGTTCATTCTCATACATTGCTTTATAATCAGGCTTCTTTGCAAAAAAACTCTTAACTTTCTCTTTATACTTTGATCCAAAGTTCAATTTGATTCTCCTCTTTTATACATTTAAAATTATCTAATCTAAATTCCTTACCACCTTCAAGTATCTCAGATGATCTATTAACAAGTAGTATGTCAGCTTCAGCTAACTCTCTAATAGTGATAGGCATTGTATAATTATCATTATAATCACTACATACCGCTCTAATACTTGGGGGTAACATGTTATATCCCTTAGCACTAACACTATGTCCCTTAACTAACGCTTTAAGCATTTCCTTATCATAATCAGGTCTGCTAGGTAAATTACCATCTTTATCAATATACTTATTATCTTTGCTTAATAAAATTGTTCCTATCATACATTAAATCCTTCAAAATTACCAGTTTTTGGTGCTACATCAGTACCTAAGTTTAATGATTGTGCCGAATCTTCAACATCATACAACCTCATCTTAGGTCGATCAATTCCAACAACAAACTTCTTCGTAGCTCCCGTAGGATCATTATATCTATTCTTCAATTGCTTAACCATAATTTGATTCATATTCTCTAACTCTTCAGTAGAGATTAAAGCAAACATTAGATCTGCCGTTGCTGGTAGTCCAAATGATTCTGACGTATCAGTTAAACTTACATCTGAATTATCATAACCGCCTCTTGTTGTTTGTGTTGCTGATAGAATAGGTACATTATTTTCAATAGCTAAACCTCTTAACTCTTCAGCAATAGCTTTAACATATTGATAAGAACCACCAGCACCATCAGCTTTCATTCTACTTGACGCACAAATGTTTAAGTAGTCAATACAAATTAAATCTGGAACAAAGTCCTTCTTTAACTTTAACTCATTAAGCAATGCTCTAAAATGAGTTGCATTAGCCGATGCAGTTGGGTATTCTTTAATAACTAACTTACCAATACCATTATCTGCAATCTTATGTAACTTTTGATTAAACATATCTTTACTTAAGTTCTCTAATTGATCAATAGGCACATTCATTAAGTTAGCATCAATACGTTCAGCAACCCTCTCTTCACTCATTTCTAATGAAATATATAACACATTCTTCATTTGAGTTAAAGCACCTGCCGCAACATGACACATGAATAATGACTTACCCACGCCCGTGCCCGCGAGAGCAATATTTAAACTCTTATTAACAAGTCCACCTTTAGTGATCTTATTAAACATTTCTAAATCAAATGGAAGATGCTCTTCTTCTCTATGATAGAATTCATATCGCTCATCAGAATTGTCTATATAGTCATGACCAATATTAGTATCAAATGATACTGCTAATGCATCACTCAATAACTCAGGAAGAGCATTCTTAGTTAGAGATTCATGTTTTCCATCTATTATTTCAATCGATTCCATAATGGCAAGATAAATTGACTTATCTTGACACCACTTCTCTGTTTGTTGAATTAACCAATCAGTATTAGTATCCTTTGTAATGATATCAATACCACCAGCAATATCAAAAACAGTTGTAACTTCATCTTGCGGTATCTTAGTATTCTTTTGAAGCTCAATGTTAAGCGCTTCTGAATTTGGCATCTTCCCATAATCAGTTACAAACTTAACAATCTCATTAAATACAATTCGATGAGGTAAATCAAAATACTTCGGGGCAAGATGAGGTATTACAGTTTTAGTATAATGCTCATCTTGTATTAAGTTACGTAATATTAAAGTCTCTAAATTCATTCAGTATCCTTAATCATTTCAGCGTGACCTACTTGATACTTCTCCTTTAGATATTCTTTAAAATTGGTTTTTGCAAATACAGGTTCCCAAAATTCTTTAGTCATTGTATCTTTCTCTCTAACCTTTTTATCTTCTACTTCACCAGTACTTGTATCAACTCGAGCATACCAACCCATTGTAGGTTTAACAACAAATCCACCCTCCATAGCAGATTCAAGTAAACCTGAATAAGATGCAATACCACCTTCCCAAGTTACTGAAATAGGGATCTTACTCTTCTCTTTAACGAATCTGGATTTCTCTACATTGATTACAAAGTTATAACCTTTAATCTCTGTACCTTTCTTCTCTTGTTGACGACCAAGGATCCAGATATTATCAGCTGAATAGTAAATTCCTGTGCCACCTGATACTACAGCCTTAGGGAATAATCCAATCTCTTGATATGTATGATTAATAGCAAGAAGAGGGATATCTCTCATTGTTAGATATGGAGTACACATTCTAAATAAACCTTTAAGTGCTTTTGCTCTACTCATATCAGCAACACTCTTTTCATTCATTGCATCTTCTAATTCTTTCTTAGATGCAAGGTTACCAATAGAGTCAATCATAATGATTACTTTATCATCTCTTTCGATATTCTCCATTTGATTAACAATATCAAACTTCAACTCTTCTACATTTGTAATAGGTGTATGTATTACTCTTGATGTATCAATACCAAAGCTTTCAAAATATTGTTGTGGCGAACCAAACTCTGAATCATAGAATAACAAAGCAGCATCTTCATACTTTTCTAAGTAGGCTGCGGCCATAAGCAATCCAAACGAAGTCTTAAAATGCTTCGATGGTCCTGCTAGCACTGTCAAACCAGAGGTTAGTCCACCATCTGGATCACCAGACAATGCAACGTTGATCATTGGAACAGGTGTAGTCACCATATCCTTTCCAGAGAATAGTTTCGATTTAGATAAGACATTTGTCTGCTTAATTCGACTATTCTTTTTTAATTTATCCATTATTCCCATAATATCTCCTTGTTTATATTATATTATACCATAAATGGTAGTGAAAGTAAACCTTAATCCTTTAATAAAAATTTAATAGGTTCATTAGGGTTATAGTTATCATATGTTAATTCCCCATCATACTCCCATGCAATTGGAGTCTCACAAGATGGACGTTTAATCATTTCTTTAATATCTTCAATATGCTCTTGATAAATATGAGTATCACCAAAGTTCATTGTGATTCTCCCGGGGACTAATCCAGTTTCATTACAAATATGCTTAACATATAACGCTGCAAGAACAAAGTCAGACGGCATACCAACTGCAACATCAACACTACGTTGAGTCCAAATCATATCAAGTTTACCATTATCTCTAACATAAAACTGATAGTTGAAATGACAACAAGGTAATGATAACTCATCTAAGTGGGTATGATCCCATAAGTTAATGATATGGCGTCTACTCATTGGATCATTCTTAATAGAATCAATTACATTATCAAGTTGCTCTCTTGGTGGATAGTCTAAATTTAATGATCCATCTTCATTTGCCCATAACTTCCAGTACGGACACCCTAATGATTCAAACTCTTCAACTGTTTTTGCATCTTGTAAGAACCCTTTGAATTCCCCAACAATACCTTTAGTGTATATACGTCTTAAACTAACTAATGGAAATAGATCATACTCTAAATCAATAGTTAATGAAGTACCAAATAAACCGAGAGTAATACCATTTCTAGTATTACGTAACTCACCATTATCTAATACATTTTGAATTAATTCTTTATATGAATGATCAATCATGCTTCCACTCCTTTGGGTTATACCCCAATTCAATTAGAAATGCAAGGTTAGTTGCAGCATGAATCAAATGAGGTTTACCACTCTCTTCATCAAATTCTTCGCCACCACGCCATGCTTCTAAATGTCTATATAATGCGGCAACATATCTAGATATGTCATCTACCCTTTTCCAATTATGTGCATCATATTTAGCAGCACCAAATGTTAATACCTCAGCTACCCCTGCAATTAAAGATGGGGGTACTAAATCATAGCGAAGTTTATCGCTATCAAATTTTTTAAATTCACTCATTTTTCTTCTCCTATATTGTAATATATTATATCATACTTTACTACTAAAGTACACGTATAATATCAGAAGATAATGAAATAAATTTATAACCAGACGGGTAACGGCTTTCTTTAGATGTATCTAAAGCTTCTTGAACATTAGCAATACCTTTAAAGATAAACCTAACTTTATCACCAACTTTCATTAAACGTTCTTTATTATAGTTTCGCTTAGTATTATAAAATACAAAGTAGTTCAATTCGTTACTATTAACGCTCTCTTGTAATTGGTCAAATTTCTCTTTAGAGGGGATACCAAATGTTCTAAATTCAGGTTTAATTTCTTTAAAGTCTAATTTAAACCCGTTTAAAATACCATCATTCCTCCATGAGGAAGCTTCATCAATTTGGTTATGTTTACGTAAAGTCCATTCTAAGAATAAAGAATCCATTCCTAATTCGTTATTATAAGAACCTTTTTTCCATTCAGCATC